GCTACTATGTTTTGTTATTACCTATATGTTGGGGTGATTTACAATTTTGTTAAAAGTGGGTCAATTTATAACACTCCAAACAAGGACGTGTTTGAATTAAGGTCAAAATATGATATCAAAATAAAGACATATCGAAGAGAAGGTCGGCATTATGGGTTTTGTTGGTGGAATACTATCTATCTTAACGAAAGGCTTTTCTCAATGAAACACCCGAAAACAAAAGAGTTATTAGCTTTAAAATGGACGTTTCATCACGAATATTATCACTTGAAACATCATGTTAAAAAAGTGGCAGGATTAAGGTTGTTAATGTCTTTGACTCCGATGCTTTTAATTGTAGGTTTTTGGGTATTTATTGCAGGATTATTTTGTTTATCCGCTATTATTGAGTATCTTGTGAATAATAAGTTTGAAAAACAAGCCGAAGTTTATGCAGAAAAAATGATGAAAGATGGCAGGATTGAGAACTGAAAAGAAGAATTGTGTAATTCAGGAGTTTTTGACTTTAATTAAGTCGAATGTGAACTACGAAACTAATTACTTATACTCAGAGGCAGGTAAGAAAGCTTTTATGTCAGGGAAAAGAGCGGGAGACATTGTTCGAGCTTACTATAAAACGGTGATTGATGCTAATCCTGATATGCTTTTGTTCATGGAAGATCTTGATTTAGATGTGGTGCTTAAGAAAAGGGACGATGTCGTGTTGTTGTTTGCAGAAAAATTCACTCTTGTTCCTCGAGAGGCAAGGCATATAATAAGACAAATTAAAGCAATGGGGGTTTAGTTGTGACAAAAAGACACAATGTTCCCGATAAAACATATCAAAATGGCTGAAAATATTGAATTATCAAAAGAAGACAAACAAGAGATTGATAAATCAATTGTGGATTTGTTTGAGTGGATAAAAGAAGGAGATAAAAACAATTCTATTCTTTATATCAGAGGGGATAATGAAGCTCAGACTGCAACCTTGTCAATTAAAGGTGATGTGATGCTTCTTGCAAACACATTTATTCATCACATGGATAAGAATGATGAGTTTAGGCAATTCTTTTTGTCTGTGTTTGGAAGTTACCTATCCAAAAATCCAGGATTGGAACATCAATTCCTCTCGATGCTTAAACAGTTTAAAGAAACTTGTATTGCAAAATTTAATTGAGTATGACAGGATTAACGCCACAACAAGAGAAGTTTGCTCAGTTAGTTTCCGAGGGTAATACTTATGCGGATGCTTACAGGGGCTCTTATAATGTTAATCCAGAAACAAAGGAAGAAAGCATTTGGCAGAGTTCTTCTCGTATTATGTCAGATATCAAGGTTCAATCAAGGGTTAGGGAATTACAATCTAACAATATAAAACGAAACGAAGTAACCCTCGATGAGATAATAAAAGAGTTGTCAGAATGGCTTAGATTTGATCCTATTGAGTTTTTTGATGAGAATAATTGCATGAAAAACATGCATGATTTATCACCGACCGCTCGAAAGCAAATAGCGGATATTCGGATTCAGGAAACATGGGGGAATAGTGATGGCTCCAAATACAAGACCGGAGAGATTAAAAACATCAAATTCCTCGACAAACAAAGCACGGTGGATAAATTTATGAAATACTTTGGTGCTTATATTACTAAAGTAGATGTAGGAATTGATGACTTGTCGCACTTACAAGAGGTTTTAAGTGGAATTAAAAAATAGTACTAATTAATAAATTTTGAAATTATGACAGAAGAAGACAAAAGATTGTATTCAATGAACCATGCTATTAGTCTTGTTGTGAGTGGATTGGTTGAGTCCGGGAAGTTAGTAGAAATGGCCGATACCATTTATGGTTATATCAACGTTGAATCCAAGTAATTAAGATTTTGGGCGTCATTGTCCTACCAGTGGATGTTGCAGTAGCTCTTGGGATAGGATCTCAAATATGGCGCACGCAGTCCACTTTTTTTATTAACTGATAATTAAATCTCAGCTCCTACTCAAAAACCACCTTATTAGTTCTTTTAATCTTTGGTTTATCAGCCATCTCATTGTGAACTTTTAAAGCAACAGCATAAGCAAGGGCGCAATTTATTTGTTGCCCTTCTTTTGCGTCTATCTCTCCAGTTTCTTTTTTCCTTTCGATTAATGAAATCTCATTTAAAACCTTCAGTGGAATGTTTTCAATGTTGTTCTGTCGGATGTTCTCTTTCAAATTGTAATACACCTCACGCCTGGTTGATGTGTTGATCTCAAATCCATATTCGCGCTCTCTCTTCTGTTGTATGTCATTCACAGATAATCGAGAATACAATTCATCGTAATGAATAGATCGAATCTCTTTAATTGCCATGTGTCCCATATCAAGTTCTTCGGGTGCCGACTGTCCATATTCGTTTTGAACACAAACAACCAATTTTGCCATGTCGTACATTGAGGCTAACTCAATAGCCCTCTTTGCTGCTTTCATTGTGGTTATCTGGTCTGAAACATACATTGCGGGAACTGTCAACCCCATTCGATCAACAACTAATATTGAAGTCTCTCCTCCTCTGTCGGCTTCCATTCGAAGAACCATCACACAAATATATCTATACTTGTGTAGTTTGGTTGGGAAGTCAAACAGTTGGATATCCCCCTTGTTGTTTTCCTTATACTCAATATGAAACTTAAACCTTTCTTGTCTTGATGTTATTTGGAATGGAACGCTATCCATTGTATTTTTTGCCAGTCTTTCAAGGAATACTGATTCAATGAAAGTATTTTCGGCAAAATAATAATGATTTATTGCATATCCTAAATTGTCTACGTGTTCGTCGTGTGACGCTCTTGGAAACCCGCAAATCTGAGTTATTGATGACTCGTTCCAATTACCTTTGAGTACTTTTATTCTGTGCGATTCTGCTTTTGGTTTAATGACCTCGTGTCTTGCTTTTTTCCCTGAAGCTACAAGTTTTTTCTCTTGTGTTGAATGTTCGCCTATCCGGACAAAATTGTAATCAGTCTCAAATTCGACATAATCCGCCAGTGAGTGTCCTGATGCTTTTGGTTCGATGAATATTCTACTTTTTGTTTTATCAAGCTTGTTAGTTTCAAATAGATCTTTAATGAACGCTAATAGGTCGGGGAGTTTTTTGTAAAGATCCCATGACTCTCCCCAGATAATATTGTTTCCTTGTTTGCAAATAAGATCGAGTCCTGATGGATCATTTTCTGTTTTCTCTGTATAGGCACCATCAACCCACAAATCCCAAACTATATCATCGTTTACGCTTTCTATTACTTCAAACATTGAGGGTTTAATGTCTTGTTCTTCGAGGTTAAACGGCATTTGTAAATATTGACCGGTGTATCCTAATTCTCCCATTTCTATTTTAATCACATTTAACACCTCTTTTGATCGTCGATTAGGGTCTAGGATTCCGTCTGTGTATAACTCAATGGCTGATTCGGGTACAACCTTTGTTGTGTTCGTGATCTCAGCAGGAAGGCAAACATGAAAAATATCAAGCTTTTTATTTAGAACGTGTCCACAAATGTCGTTTTCGTGTAATCGTTGAGAAATGTAAATATCTAAATAACAAGATGGGTTTTTTCTTCGAGATATTGTTGTTTCATCATTCCATCTATTTGCTTTCTCTCGTTCAACATCAGATTGCGCTTGCTCTGCTGAAACTAAGTCGTCTTTAATGAATAAATCAGCATGCATACCAAGAATTGTTCCTCCAACAGATGTGTTGTATCGGTTTCCTTTAAAGTTGTTGAGAATTTCGTTTTGATTTTGTTTTACTATCTCAAGAGCTTTCCCGTGTTTTAGTTTGAAAATATTATCAAATAATAGGTGCCATTTTGCGCTGTCGGTAATTGACCTTGCTTTATATGCGTGTTGACTTGATAGGGTTGCAGAATATGAAATGTTCGCCGTGGATAGTGTTGGACAATGCAACCATACCCACATTGGTAAAGCAATAGTGCAAATTGTAGACTTAGAAGAACCAGGAGGAACGTTTATAACAATTGTTTTCATGAGCTTTTCTTTTCGAATAAGCTTCATTGCATATACCTCCAGTGTGTCACACAGGTATTTGATGTGCTTTGCATCAATGTATATTTCCCCCGACATTTCAGGCCAGAATGTCTTAAAAAAGAAGTAAAAGGAATTGAAGCACTCAACTCCTATTTTTGCAGCTTCTATCTCTAGTTCTTTTCTTTGATCTAAAACCTCCATTATTTATTTTTTGTAGGTTTCATTGTACCACCTTTCAGCCATCTCTAATACTTCACGATCTTCACCGTCTAATTTGTCGAGGAATTCTTTTTTGTATTCTCTTGGAAGGGCATTTGTAACCTCTCCTTTTTTAATACTCGTCTTCATTCCTTGGGTTGTTCCTCCGAGGGCTTTGTATTTTGCCAACCAATGATTCTCTAGTTTTGTGTCCTTAAATTTCTTTGCCTGCTTATAATAGCGTAAAGCAATTGATTTTTCGGTTGGGTCTCCACTTGGACGCTCATATTCTTTCTCATCAAGAAAGTTGTAAATTCGCTGTCTCATGGCGTAATATGCAGCTTCACCCGGATCTGTTTCGTATAAAACTAACCCAATAAGCTCTTTCCCTCCTTTTTTGAGTGGTTTTTTTGTCATAAACCTATACACCTTATCGAGAGACACCATTCTAAAGGCGTGTTCTGCCCTGTCAATTATTGGTCGAGGATGAAGAATGTCTGGATATACTGATTTGCCGGTAATCAATTCTCCTGTCAATCTTTCAAATGGCATTGCTCCTTGTCCTACTCGATTAACAAATGCGCTACCAGCTTCTTTTACTTTCTTCCCTGCTGTGGTTTTGCCTGTTCTAACATCTTTCACATCTTGATAAGCATCTTCCAATCCAACAAACGAAAGAACGTCTGAGAATGCGCCTTGTATTCTAAGGGTAATAATGCTTCCATCATCACGTCGACCTGTAATTAATCTTAACTGACGATTGCCAGTTTTTGTCAACTCATCATCTTCGTCTGGAAAAAACAACCTATTCCATGCGGTTACGAGAGCTGACAATAACATTATTCTTGCGGCAAGAGCTGTAGATGAGATTGCGGTCTTTCTGATTGCAGCACCCACTGTTTTAGGTGCGCTGTTTGTGTCTTGATATGTGTTCCGGAGAAGTTTGTAATATCTCGGTGCGTTTATTTCCATCCATGACCAGAAAGGATATGCATGAGATCTTAGCCAAACACCACCTTGTGAAAGATTGCCATAGTCACCAAGAAGTTCGCGCGCCATCTTTCCTGCTTTCTCTTCGTTGCTTCTGAGGGCATCAACTGCTTTTGGATTAGAAACACCGTGGTGAGTTTTGCCAGCATTGAGTTCTTCTTTGAAAAACTTATATGCAGCAAGTCTGAGCATTCCTTCCCTAAAATCATTCAATGAGGTTGCCGTATTCCAGTATTTATTGAATAGGTTATTTTCTCCTGTCAATGTTTTGAATACACCCTCGTTGTTTACATCAGGTATTTCCTGAATAGACAAACCAGAAGAGATAACAGCGTTTTCAATAGCCTCGCGCATATCTTTTGACATTCCCTTTCCTGTTGCTTCGTTGTAAAGTTCTTTTGCGGCTGTCCATGCGTATTTTGGTTGTAGTATTTTTGGGTTGTAAGCAAAAACAATATCTAGGTCTCCTGAAAGGTTATTAATCATGTATTTACTGAATCTTGCAGGATTGAGTAATATCCATTGTTTCCATGTTGAATTAAAGAATCTCATTCCTCTGACCGGCAGCATTTCTTTTGTTGGAGTTTTCATTTCATCCAACTGGTTTGCTACTGCTGTTGGAATTACCCAAAGTGTTTGATCTGCCTCGGCTAATTGCTCGTTAAGAGATTCAGTTAGTGGGTTTCCTTCAATTACTGATTGAATTGCTTTCTCTGCCATCGATGCCGCAGCCCATGCGTTTGTCCCGGGTTTTGGGTGCCATGTTGTGTATCCTTCAGGAACAAAATCTCTCCAGCTTCCTCCTTCATTATTTGCCTGAGCAACTAATGCTGGCATAATATCAACTTCTTGACCAATTTTCTGAAGAGACTTTTTAACCGCTAACTGTTCGAGAGATTGAGCAATTACCTCAAATTCCGATTGCAAATAGTCGGTGTTGTAATCTTCCATTGATCCTGTTCTTGATTTCTGCCATCCTCTCGGGTGTACGCGAACATCGTAACTCTGATTTATTGCGGTGCTCTTTTCTGGATTCTCGCGATACTTCATTACCATGTGATGAAAGTAAGAAGTGTTGTCTCTTGCTTTTTCACTCATTAGGTTGTTCTCAATTAACTGATCACGTACCTTGTAGATGATTGAGTTTCGGTTTGCAATCACCTTTCTTAGTGATGGGTTTTTATCTATGTACTCTCGAAGCTCATTGTAATAAGTCTCAACCTCGTCAACAGATTTCATGCTGAATGGAAGTTGTTTGTATGTGTCAGACTTTGGAGCTCCGGGAAGAACAGAATCGTAATACAATTGGTACCGTTGACCTTTTTCGTGAGGCATTGTTTTGATTGCTCCACTTTCAATAAGGTCTTTGATTTCTTTTTCTGAAACACCTTTTAATTCTGCTGCCTCTTTTATCCCTATTGTGTTTGTGTATATCCCCGATTTAATATCGTGCATCAAGTCGGAAATAACAACATATCTCTCAAAGGCTTTGTATAGATTCTTATCGTTAGCTATTGGTCGAACAATATCAGCAATTTTATCGTAAGCATCTTTCTTTACCACCTCGGGTATTGATTCAAACAACCGAAGATCATTATAAATTTGTGGAAACTCTTTTTCTGTAACATATTTGAAGTGCTGAGTTGTTTCTTTGACTTCTTGTTTCCATCTATCAATCTTCGATAGTATTGTTTCACCTTTAAGCCCATGTGCTTTATTCATGGCTTTTTCTGTGTCCTCGTTTTGATTTTCGGGAACAGTATTTGCACTTTTCTGCGAAACCTTGAATGCAATATCAGAAAGCTGTTCAATTGAAGAAAGGTCTTTTGTAATATCAGACTGACGGAATCTGGCTCCGCCTTTACTGTCGGACGAAGGATCGAGAATTACAATTTCTTTTGTGTCGTATTTCCCTTTGTAGTTTTCAACGGTAACAATACCATCGTATCCTTTCCTGAGAATTGCGTTGGTTAATACTTTCTTTTTCTTTCCGCCAAATCGTTCTGATAATTCCTTTTTCCATTGAGGATAAACTTGATCTGTAACATCAATTATTAGTGGATTCTTAAATCGAACAGTTCCTTCATTTGTGCCTTCTGGAATAAATGCGTGTCCTGTTATTACATATTTGCCTGATGGCTCAACGTCTTGTCCGAAACGAGCACCCATGTATGGTGATGGCTCTGGATTGTGAAGATATGTCACGTCGTTGTTTTTCCAATAGTCGGGAGATGTAACGTCTGTGTTTTTTTCTGATTGACGGAATAGTGGCACACCTTCTGTCGTTACCGATTCAATCATTTTGTTGGTGACAGGAAGGGATTGAACCATTATGCGATTCTTCATTTCTACTTCCCAATAATTGTTAGCAGAAACTATATCATTAAAATCATAGAGGCGATATGGTTTATTATTGTCAATTGTATATAAGAATACATTTGCATCCTTTTTTGATATAACTTCTCTTGCTTTTTCGTATGAAATTTCTTTGCCTTGATTCAGTATTTCTTTATTTGATAAACTAAGATTTGCATCTGTTGTAATATCAATGTTCTCCACTCTTGCCCCGAATGGTTTACCTAACTTATTGGCTGCGCTTGGTACAATGGCATCGTAAAAGGCTTTCATTCCTTCACCACCTACTTTGAGGTCTTGTTCTCCAAAATTTGTATCTTCTTTTGCATTGATAATTTTTTCAGCCATTTCCTTGCCTACTATATTATCCAAACTTTCGCCTATGAAATCGCCATTTACAACTATACCACTTTCGTTTATAGTCAGTTTTTTTACATCATCCCCTTTTAATGTTACTTCTACATCCTTTAGTTTCTCATACTGTTTCCCATTCCAACTATCATAATATTCAGATGTCCAAATATCATCCACCTGCTTACTCAAATCATACCTTGCAGCTTGCATCTCACCATTGGTCCAAGCAATCCTATCAAATCCGTTCTCTGCTGCATAGCGCATCATCCTACGGAAAGCAAGGTTTACCCATTGGTCGGTCTTGGAGAAAGGCATAGAAGGAACACCTCCCTTTTTACTTCTTGCCCATTGTTCTAATTCCAGTTTATTAAATTGCGATTTGCGTTCAATTTCTTTACCTGATCAATCTTTGAGTATTGCAGTGTAGTTATAATTGCCATTATTCATCATTT